AACGTCTAATCCTACCGACCCCCAATGCCCAAACCAGAACCATTAAAGGTTCCATGGCCTTCACCGAAGATGGTTTTACCAAGCTCACGCATCCTCACATTGTACGCGTCGCGAGATTCTCCTCCTTCACCGTGGGTTTCATACGTAGCGGAGTACCAATCCTGAGCACTCATGTGAGTAGTGCCAGAGACTGCATTTCCTGTGGGGATGTTCATTTCCCCGGATTTCTGCCTTAGGACATCCAGAGCTTTAATACCAGCTGCTGTAGATCCCAGTTTTAATAATTCAGCATGAACTTCATCGTTAAGATCACCATGACTTTTCATGCCATCGATCCAGGTCTTTAACCCGGATACTATATGTGGGCCGTTTTTGCCAAGTGACGCCAATTCTGCCTGTACGTCTACGGGCTGTGGAGCGAACTCGGACATGCCCTCCATAAACTTTGAGATAAATCCTTGAGCCTGTTTAACACCCATCCCTGCTTCTTTAGCTGCATTGAGTGCCATCTGCATTGCTGGGTCATCCTTCATGCCCTTCATGCCTTCCTGTGAGAAGAAATCTTCTGTTGCATAGTCTTCTACAGTCTCTCCGACTTTATCGTTGTTCCTTTCATTAAATTTGTTTCGGAGCTCTTTGTAACTCTTTGCAAGTCCTTCTGCGTTTACTTCACCTTTATCTGCATCCCAGAACTGTTCATCAATATAGTCCGGTCTTACGGGAGCGTCTACAGGTTGGTTATCATTTACAATAACTTCTGGGTTTGCTTCACCAGTTTCTACTGTAGCCTCTACCGGAGCTTCGACTACTCCTTCATCCAATAGTCCTGCCATATTAATTTTCCTCGTAATATTTTATCATGCGTTTGATGAACCGGACAGCTTGGTCTTGTCCCTCTCGGATAAACATAAACTCTGACGGAGAAACATTTACGTTTGCATCCATCAAGTCGTTACCTGACAATGAGGAACCTTCTGTCATATCGGTTAAATGTTTCAAAACCTTCTGTCCTGTTTCTGATTTGAAAGTGGTATTATATAGCTGTGCGACTTCACGCATAGCAACCATAGTGTTCCTGATCTGTTCGTCTGTAACAGTACCCATGTCATCCATTATTGAGGTTCTCCTCCGCCTTGTGGTGGCTGCTGTCCCTGTTGGGCTTGTGCTGCCATCTGAGCGAGTTCTTGTTTCTCTTGCTCGGTTCTGATTAAGTTAGGGTTTATACCCAGGAGTGCGCCGAGTACCGAAGGTATATTCTCAATCTTCGCTGTACCCATAAAGGCCTCAGGTCCTGTTAATGCCATAGACATTTGACCCCAATTGTTGATAGCTTCTATCTCCTTCATTGCCTGAGCCTGTGCAAGCGCCCCAATTATTTGAACGTCTACTGTTCCCCCATTCAAGGTGACTTCATCTATAACGCCTTTCTTATAAAGAATGTCAAGCATCCTCTTTACAAGCGGTCTGATGAACTCTTGATGGAGTCTACCGAAAGGCGAGCCAATAGCTTCTTGTAGTTCTTGGCTACGTACAACCCACTCAGTTGCACTCCGTACTGCTCCCTGATCCGGGATTGAACGATCAAACATTGCGTCTTTGATATTTTGTTGTAAATCTTTCTGGATGATCTGGCTGTAGTTGATGTCTCCTCCGACATCGAGTCTTTGAAGGTCTGCTCCTTGCGCGCCTCCCGTAGACATAACCGGAATAACAGCACCAGGAACAATGCGAATAGCGTTACCGTTAAATACCCCATTATTTCGAGCCATCCATACTCCTGCGATAGCAAGTGATGCATTTTGTAGCTCCAATTTCTTAGCCATATTGGCTGTTTTAGCATCAGGCAGGGCATTGAGTACCGGGCCACGCCCATAGGTTTCTCCTGCACATTTAACCCAGCGAGAAACGATCCAAGGATTGGCATCATACTTTCTTTCTACACAAGCAGTTGGTTTGTCATCTGTCTTTTCCAGAATGATAGCATAGCGCCATACATCCGATTCTGTATCATAATAAGTGATTTCTTCCAGAGCAACCTGTTTACCTGGGTCTTCCATGATGATCTTCTGTAGACCAGGGGATACTTTCATATCAGGCCACATCTGTGGCAGTGTTCTGGCAGGTTTGGAATACTTCCTAAACACTGCACCTATTTCACTATCCGGCCCTTCTTCGAGTGCATACTCTTCAATCGGTACCGCAATAAATTTGAAAGGTGAGACGTCATTCCCTTCCAATACAAGTAAAGCACCCGTCCCGATAATAAGATCAAGATAAAACTCACCAACAGCAACATCGAAGTTGCTAGGCTGCATTGCCGCATAAAGGATTTCAGATAAGTGATCAAGTTGTTTCTCCGCATCTTCTTTCCCTTCGGTAAGAAACGGCCCTGTTACCAGCTTGAACCATTTAGAAAAGGGAGGGGTTATAGTTGTCTGTAGCATTCCAGCCAATTTCACAGTTGATTTTTGAAGGGTAGAGTCATAAACAGTATCGTTCTTGACCTGACCACTTGTTTTGTTATTAAATGTATTACGCTGCGGAAGAGCCAGCTTATAAGCGTCCTCATAGATAGAAGACCATTGGCCCTTAATTTTCCATGCAGCAGTGCTTCTTTTAAGTAGCTCTACAGCATTCATTGTTGCCATATCATCCGCCTAATTTAGTTTGTTTACCTATTGCTTCATCGGTACCTAATACCTGACTGAATAGAGTTTTTGATTGGTTACCAGCTGCTCCGGCCCGTCTGCGGGCTGCAAGCTCTTTTGCCTGATTGGCTTCCCTTACTGCAGTTTCTTTTTCCTGCTTAGCAATCCGGGCTTCCTGTGCAGAATTATCCGGCTTACTTCCAAATAGTGATCCCATATTAAATCTCCTGACCACCTATTGTGATAAGGTGGTTTAATAATTGATTTGGTGTTATGACAAGCGGTGCGCTTATCCCAAGTTGTTTCTTTATGATTGAGACACAGTTAATAGGCATAAAGTCGAAAGTCTTCTTTAATGGATCAACATCTGATGTGATCCTAACGCATCTTACCCCTATGAATCTACTAAGTAAATCTTCTTTTGTCCCAAATAGAATCTGGGTATCCAGGCAATTGTAAAGGTTTTCTATTTTCAGAAAACAATCATAACCTCCTAAGAGCTGATGCTCATAAGAGAAGCAATGAGTTAATCCAGGATTCAATAACTTTAGATACCATGTCTTGTGATCAGCCTCTTTGAAAAAAACATAAACTGTCTTCTTCATTTAAAATACATCCCATGAAGAATCCATTACAAATCCCTCTGACATCCCACCGGATGACCCGGCAGTAATCATTTGATGCTCTCCACCACCAGCCAGCATATACCCGAGGGCGTCTGCAACATCTGAGTGGGGATGAGCTTTACATGGTTTGTCGTCATACCGGACTTCACCAGCAACGTTAAGGCGCTTATAACACCACTTCTCCTCTAAGGCCTCTATAAGGACTTTACAGTCTGGACTGAATACAATCCCTGGCTGTCCCTTATAAAACCTTGTCATGGGTGTTCTAATGCACTCTATACGTACGTCAATCTGATTACTTGGCGCAGGCATAGCGTTGATTCCTGATAGTCTAAGATGTTCAAAGTAGGTCTTCATACTGACACCATCCCTCTGCAATCCAGCAGGATCACCCCATACCCGAAGGTCGACGTTTCCTGGGAAATTCTGATTGATGGTTACTTTCATTTGATCCGCAAACTGAGCCAAGCCCATGTTACCGCAGACAAGTTCTTTGACGACATACCATGACCCACTTATGGGATCACGCTGTCCGAAGACTGCTGCTGGGTTCAATGTACCAGCCCCAAAGTCGATACCGCATTCAAGTGGTAGGGTTTCATTATACTCTGCTCTGTCCTGTACCATCTTGCTACGATCAAACTCTGGTATTACAGCGTTGTCGCTGTTCAACGATCCGTTATAACCCTGAACATAGATTCTTATCCATGCAGGGTCTTTACCCTTTACGAGATTCCCGTAGTACCCACC